GAACAGAGGATACACTTGATGACCTCATAGGCTACATGATACTTCTCAAAATCGCGCGGGAGCGTAGCGGCAGCAAGGTGACTGTATGGACCACGTGTAATTGTGAACACGGGTGGCACAACTGCGCTTGCCATGTAGAGCTTAATCCAGAGGATGGTACGATTGAAGGCGAAGCTTATGCACCCCCGTGGAGCCATGAGACACCTAGGGTGTTCGTTTCAGACCCCGGCGACGAGATGAAGCCGATAGAAAAGAAAGGGGAGTTGTGTGACAATGAGTGATTGGACCGCTAGCCATATGAGGCTTAGTCCTTCAAAAATAAATACTTACTTGAAGTGCCCCCGCGAATTCTACTACAACTACATAGCTAAGCTACCTCAGAAAAAGACTATACATCTATTTCGTGGTACGCTAGTACATCAGATACTTGAAGACCTATTTAAAAAACAATTCAAGACTCTACCACAGTGGGAGAAAGGAGTACCTAAGTTGTGGGTACAGAGACAGTTCGAAGATGGTTGGGAAGAGAAGATAGCTAAACACAAATGGTTGTGGGAAGTACACACAAAAGAAGAGATGGATGCTATGTACAAAGAGACAGAAGCATTACTACAGAACTTCGTTGATTCAGTAAATAAGAAGCTTGGTGAGATGGTAGATTGGAAGATATTCAAAAACAAACAACAGGCTTGGAATGCTGTAGCTCCTAAGTATGCTGAGAAGTGGGTTAAGTCAAAAGAGTATGCAATCGTTGGAGTTATTGATGTTGTATGTAATGATTTCGATGGTGGTACCACGTTATTAGATTACAAGACATCTAAAAGATACGGACCATACCTACCAGAAGAATACTACAGACAACTTATTATTTACGCTTTCCTATACACACTAGAGATGGGAGAGATGCCTAACTTCGTAGGTGTAAACTATCTACGATTTGACGATACCTTTTTTGTAAAGGTTGGTCAGGCCGAACTTGACGAGGCTAGGGACCTTATCAAGATGGTACACGACTGTATAAAGGAACGAGAGGAATATGAAGATAGATATGAACAGAAGCCGCAAAACCTGTGTAAGTGGTGTTCTTTCCACAAATCGCAGGGCGGCCCCTGTGATGCAGAGATACCATCTTGGAAACCTTCTTTCAAAAAACGCAAGAAAGAAAATTATGCAGACATAGACTCTAAAACTAAAATAAATATAGATGTAGAGTCACAATCTCAATTCCCTGACTTCGATTAGGGTAATCTTTAAATACTAGCGTCATGTAAAATTATACATGGCGCGCTTGCATATTAGCTGGAGGATTATATGAAATCAGAGCAAATGTTAGTTTTAACTAATATGCTAGGAAAAATAATTGCAGAATTGGATGATGTAAAAGAAATGTTAAGGCAAAGTACATACGAAGATTTTGTAGGTGAGGAAGAGTGATAGAATGGATAGACATTCTAACCATGTTAGCGATAGGAATGGCAGTGATGGGGATTGTACTTGTTTTCGCAGTACTTGTGGCATATGTGCGCCGTATGATTCCACAGAAACCAAGTATCAACCTAGAACCAAAAAAGAAGAAGGAGATACCAAAGATGAGTGACCAACAAAAAGAAAGTGTAACATTCAATGACATTTTCATGTTTATGATTGCTGTACCTTTAGTTTTACTCTGGGTAGGGTTTGCAGGTTATGTTATATGGCATGGACTGAGAGACCCAACTGTTCTAACACAAATTGAAGGATACACAACTTTGATTGCTATTTTAGGAGGTCCAGCCCTTCTTATTATCAAAGATGCACTAGATGTTTGGAAACAAGAACAAGCTGAGAAGACTGCATTCTACAAGATAAAAGCACAAGCTGTTATCGATTATAATGACGCTGCTCAGAAACAAGCTCAGATGATAGAAGCTAAACAGCAAGACCAAGAACATAAAATGGAAAACAAGAAGTAAGGAGATAAACTATGGATAAAATAATAAAGAAAGACTCAGACAAAATGGGTCAGCAAGAATACGTTGGCAAATCTTTCAAACTACTTAAGTTAGATGGAACTGGAGAGATTGCACCAGATAATAATGATGCAGTTCAGATTCCTAACGTTGAGTGGGTAAAGAAAGTTAGAGCCAACGGTGCATCCGAATCTGTAAAATACGGAGAATAAACATGGCACCTAGAAAAACAACTAAACGTAAAGCACCTGCAAGACGAAAGGCACCTGCTAAAAAACGCAAAACAAAGTCAAGAGTTAACGAGGCTGGTAACTATACCAAACCTACAATGAGAAAGAGGTTGTTTAATAAAATCAAAGCAGGAAGTAAAGGTGGAGCACCGGGCCAATGGTCAGCTAGAAAAGCTCAGATGTTAGCAAAACAATATAAAGCTGCTGGCGGAGGATACCGTTAATGGCTTTGAAAAAGTCCCAGAAGTCCCTCAAAAAATGGGGTAAACAAAAATGGGGCTATGTCACAAAAGGTGATGAAAAGAAACCAAAGTCTCAACGTGGTAGATACTTACCAAAGAGTGTTAGGTCTCGACTAACCAAAGGACAGAAAGCAGCAACGAACCGCAAGAAACGTAAAGCTGGTGGAGTGGGAAGTAGAGCAAAGTATTCTAAGAAAATTAAAAAAGCAGTAAGGAGGGCCAAATAATGCCATATCACGGAAAAAAGAAAAAAGGTAAAAAGATGAAAAAGAGGTAAGCATGAGAAAACACTACACTAAAGATGGTAAAGTATTCAAAGGTACAACACATAAAATGCCTAATGGACAATTACATTCTGGTAAAACACATACTAAAACTTCAAAAAGAATTTTTCATTATGGTGAACTCTCAAAGAAAGCACAGGCTACAGCAAGAAAACAAAGAGGTAAATAATGGCACCGAAAAAGAAAAAAGACCCAAAACTTGTTAGAGCAGGAGTATCAGGTTATAATAAACCAAAGAGAACCCCTAACCATCCCAAAAAGTCACATGTGGTAGTAGCTAAAGAAGGAACCAAGACTAAACTAATTAGGTTTGGTCAACAAGGTGTTACCACAGCAGGTAAGAAGATGGACCCAAAGTCCAAAGCCCGAAGAAAGAGTTTTAAAGCGCGCCACGCTAAAAATATCAAGAAGGGTAAAATGTCTGCAGCTTATTGGGCTAACAAAGTTAAATGGTAAGCTTTATATACACACACATTCTAAATATGTATGGGCACCCGCCACAGGGCCATTGCTCCATAGGTTACTTATCGCAAGTGCCATCGTGGGAGCCCCAATATGGAGATATCAACATATGAACAACACAAATAATGAAACAGCAGGTAATGAGACAGCAGAAGAGGGTAACCTAACTGCTATCTTAGATACTGTAGAAGAATCTGGAATGTTAGACGCTTTGATGGACGACCCATTATTAGCAGCATTAGCTGCACTG